TCCTCGACCGGGAAGGCTTCTTCGATCGTCGAGGCCGCGACGTCGTGCGTCTCGCACCACGCGCGCGCCTCGACCTCAGTCAGCACGCGGAGACCCGAGCCCGGTCCTCGTTCGTTCCCGTTGCCCGTGGCCTCACCCCACGAGCTGAGCGCCCCGCCGTCGCCGGCGAGAAAGTACGCGCCCTTCGCGGTGCGATAGAGCGCCTCGCTGAAGTGGTGAAAGTCACTCGGGTAGCCTCGGCTGTACTCCCCGAGGCACGTCGCCGTCTCCGTGTCGTACCGCTTGCCGCCGATGATCCGTTTCATGATGCGTCTGACCTCCAGTGACGGTTAGGACCGTCGCCCGGCGCGGTCCCCGCCGCGCCTCGGCTGCACCTCCACGTCCGACGTCGGACTGATGTCGAGGGTCTGGCGCCGCCGCGCGGTGAACAGACGCCCCTGCACCTCCACCACGACGCGGGTCACGCGCTCACAGTGCGCCCGGCAGCCGTTCACCAGGACGACGGTCCACGGCGCCCCGCCGTCCAAGCGGAAGACGTCCCCCTTACGCAACGGCGGCACGGCCCACCCCCGCCACGCGCGGCCGGCGCACCTCCTCGAGCGGTCGGATGATGAGCGCCGCCGGCAGCACGCCGAACTGCGCGCCCAGGATCCGCCGCACCCCCTGCGGACTGTGCGCCGCCACCACCCCGGCGACCACGCCCCGCGTGAGCGTCGCCGGCAGCTCGAAATAGAACAGCGTCATTTGCATCGGTCCTCCTCGCCGGCGGGACGACGGGCGCCCGGCCCGCCGCCCCCCAGCCCCGTTACGCTTTGTCCTCGTCCCGGCCCGCCGACCGCCCAAGCTGGCGTACCGCCTCCACGACCGCCGCCTCCGTGGCCCAGCGCGGCGCCCCGAGCGTGAGACTCATCACCGACCCCACGATCGAATTGCCGACGCGCGCGAACCGCCGCGCGTCCTCCCGGTAGACCGGCTCCCCGCGCAGCAGCGCGAGCGCATGACGGACGAGTCGCGGGTCGGCGCTCATGCGATCTCCCCCGCCCGTACCGCCCGCACCCGCTCCGCCTTCGCCGCCACCGCCTGAAGCTCGGCCCCCACCCGCAACGCCTCGGCCACCGGGAAGAACAACGCCAGGCCGCCCCCGTCGTCCCCGAGCGGCACGCTCAGCCCCACCGCCGTCTCCGTGATGTAGTACACCCGGGCGCCGACGACGTCATGCACTGCCAAGTCGAGTTTCATCGTCCGTCCTCCTGGAACGGGACCGGGCACCCCGCGCCCGGCCCCCCGTCCGTCCCCGCTACGCCGCGGCCGCCGCCGCCTCATAGTCCGCGTAGACCGCCAGAATCAGATCCCGGACCCGATCCTGCGCGCCCACGTCCACGACCGGCCGCAACAGCGAGAAGCTCCGGCGCTCGCCGTTGACCGAATACTGCCGCGCGGGGAACGTCACGTTCCGCCCCGTCCCGCTGCGCCGCTCCCAGACGGAGAACCCGATCAGCTTCAGCCCGTCGAGCACCCCGTCCCGCTCGTCGAAGTGCAGCTCGACGTCCGCCAGCTTCCCCGGCGGGTTCCCCTTCTCGTTCCGCAAAATCTTGACCTGCATCGCTCAGCCTCCGGTCGTAGGGGCGGAAGTGCCCCGCACGAGGCACGAGCCCCGCCACCCGTGCCCCCCGCGCGTCACTTCACGAGCCCCGCCCGACTCACGTCCCGCACCGTCCAGCCCGCCGCCTCCACCAGCCGCACACCAGCCCAACCGCATCCTGCGCCGGCGCCAGAAACCGACCCTCAAAACACCGCACCAGGACCAACGCCAGCCGCTCCTCACTCGCCAGCCGCACTAGCTCCACGTCCGTCAACCAGACGTCGCCGTGCGGCTCGACACACCTTGTAGTCATTTCGGCTACACTCCCTTCCGGCCGCTCCGCTCAGGAGCCGGCGCCGTCAACGCGAAGACGACCACGAGCCCGCACGCCAGCAGAAGGACGACGCACGCTGCCATAGCCGACTCCTTTCGCGGCCCGTGGCATGGGCCAGAGTAAGGATATGCGAAAGTCGTGCTACGGCCAGACGAGCGATTGGCGGGGCCTGGCGCACCCGGGCGGCCGAGCGCGCGCCGGCCGTCTGGGCGGAGCTTGACGAGAGTCTGGCGCCGGGCGACGGCTCCCCGGCGACTCGTGCGCGGCGCCGACCGGCGCCCGTGCGCGTGGTCTGACCTGTGCCCCGCCGGCCGCCCGCTCGTGGTCTGACCGCCAGCCGGAGCTCGAAGCACCAGGCCGCCGACGTCCCCCGCCCCAGCCCGCCCCCGACCTGTGCCCGTGGTCCGCCCTGCTCACTGCGCACGGATGGCACGCACCCGAGCAGCACGCCTGTCCGCCTGCCTGCCGGGCCGCTCCCCCGCCCTCACGTCCGCCTCGACCCACATGGCACGACGCCGAGCAGCCTGCCCTGCCGGCTGGCACGCCCCAGAGCAGGGGGGAGGCCCTCTTGGCAGGGCGGTGAGCAGCGCGGGGGTAGGGGGGTCCATCTCCTATAAAATTTGGAAATTCGGGGCATGAGACAGGGCTTGACGGGGGGATGAGGGCGGAGTAGGGTAGGGGGCGGAGGTGTGAGATGGAAGAGCGTCCGCGGTGTCAGGTGTCGGGGTGTGGGAACGTGGCGGCGAGCAAGGGGCAGCGGGCGAACGGGCGGACGCGGTGGCGTCGGGAGTGTTGGGGGCATTGGCGGCGAGGGGTGCGCGCGGGTCGGGTGGGGGTGGACCCGGAGGGGTGGACGGTGTGCGAGGGGTGTCGGCGGTGGAAGGGGCGGTGTTGGCAGATGGCGGGGTTGGGGAAGCGGGTGTGTCCGAGTTGTCATGCGGCGAAGCGGGGGCTGGGGTCGTGGATTTTCGATGAGAAGGCGCAGCCCCCTGTAAGGGCTGACCCCAGCGGTCTGGAAGTGGTGGTGGGGGAAGGTGGTTAGGAGGCCCCGCCCCCCGGTCCGCCCCAGGGGGTATTTAATTTACGTACGTACTTAGGTATGAGGTTAGGAGGTACTACTCAGAAGAAGACGTACGGGTTCTGATCTCCCTAATGAGCGAGAGGGGCCTCCGTGCGGACGCGCCGTGCCTTCGCCGGATGTTCGCGCTTGTGGCTGAGTGGGGTGCGGGTGTAGAGTCGGGCTGTTGGGCCACGGGACGCGGGACGTCGGTCTGGCGGAGGAGGGGGTCATGGTGCAGCATGTGCGCTTCGCGCTCGAGGTGGCGTTGGTGGGTGGGGTCTTGACGGCGTTGCTGTTTCTGACGCGGGCGCTGGCTCGCGCCTTCTAAGGTGTGCTCGCGGGGGGCCGTGCGAGCCGGGCGGTGGAAGCCACCGGCCGCGTGTCTGTCGGGCGCTCCGGGCGAGCGAGACCCCGCCGCCGCGGGACACCCCCCGCATCCGTCACGCGAGGCATCCGATGACTGAGGCTCAGCTGCGCCACCTGTTCGCGGATCATCCGCCGTCTCCTGAGCAGCTTCCCAAGTACGGGCTGTTGCGCCAGCGCGGGCTCGAGTTGGCCGAGTTGATTCGGATCGTCACGCCACCTGGTGCGGACCAGCGGGCGGCGATTCGGCTGGTGCGCGAGGCGGTGATGACGGCCCACGCGGCGATTGCGACCGACGGCGCCGGCTGAAGCCGGGTCGGTTGTGTGCAACGGGGCTTGCGCCGGCTCGGCGGTTCTGGTAGGCTCCTTCGTGCATCGCGACTCCTCGCCCCGGCGGTCGGCGTCCTTGTCCCGGGGGGCCGACCGCCACCCTTCCGCTCTACCTCAACATTGACAACGCCGGGTCGGATGAGGCATCGTCGGCTCGTGCGCCAGCGACCGACGGTGATTGTGCGGCCCGCCGAGACGACAGGTGGTCGGCCCTCCGCGGGGGCGGACCCTCCTTCCGTGCCGGCTCCCGGTCCCGTGCCGCCGCTGGCGCCCCGCGTGCGGGAGTCTCCCATTACCCCGCTCGACCCGGCCGTGTTCACGCCCCCCGACGGCCAGCGCTTCTTCCCCGACCGCCGCAATCACCACGCGGTCTCACCCTCGGACCTGCGCCGGTTGTCGCCGGAAGCCTACGACGCGCGGCGGGCGATCGTCCTCGTGCTGCACCAGCAGGGCTACAACGGCGTCGAGATTGGCCGGATGGTGGGGTTGTGCGCCCGCTCGGTCCGCTACGTGTTGCGTGCGGCCCGCGACCAGGGCACGTTGCGCAGTGGGCTCGAAGAGGTGCTGCGCGACGTCGACAACGAGGCGCTGCCCCTGGCGCTCGAGGGGTTGATGCGGCATCTGCGCGCCGGCCATTGGGACGCGATCGAGCGGACGCTGGCCGGGCGCGGCGTCTTCGTGCATCACCAGCAGGTCAAGGGCGCGCAGGACAGCGGCCCGCGGACCTTGACCATCAACGTGTTGAACGCGCCGGCGGCGCCGCCGATGACGCTGACCGGAAAAGTCGTCGGGAATCCGCGCCAGGATGTGTGCCTGCCGGGCGCGGCGGAGTGACGCGATGGACCACCCGCGCGATGCGCAGATCCTCGCGGCCGTCTGGCTGCGCGGGTACCAGGCGGGCTTTACGCAGAGTGTCTCGGCCTTCGCCTTTGGCCGCAGCCTCACGGCGCGGCTGTTTCGGCGCGGCTACCAGGCGGGGGCGCTCATCGCGCAGAACGTGAGGGACACGTGCCGTACGCCAGTCGAGCGCAAGCCGCCCTCTTCCACACCCATCCCCCCAAGGGGATTTCGGCGGCCGACGTGCGTGAGTACGACCGGGCCTCGCGGGGGAAGGCCCTGCCGGCGCGCAAGGGTAAGCCCTGCAGGCGGCGCCCCTCGATGACGGCGCTGCACCGACGCGGCGGAGACTGACGTGGGCGTCACCCGGGTGAATGAAACGGGGCAGGTTGACCTGCTCTACAACCCGTACCAGATGGCGTTTCTCGACGCCCTGGACCAGACCACGCCCTCGGGTCGCTGGGCGTACAACCGCCTCACGCTGTTCGCCGGCCGGCGCGGGGGGAAGACGAAGATTGGGGCCTTGGCCGCGGCCAAGAAAGCGACGAAGGCGCGGACGACCGGCTGGGTCACCGCCCCGACCTACGACGACCTCCATACGTTCGTGATTCCCGCCGTCCTCGAGTACATCCCCCGCTCCTGGCTGCCCGGCGATGGCGGGTGGAGCGAATCCCATAAGGAGCAGAAGCTCGTCAACGGGAGCCTGATTCAGTTCCGCAGTCTCGAGGATCCCGACAAGGCCCGCGGTCCCGGGCTCGATTGGGCGTGGATCGACGAGACGCGGAAAGTCAACGAACGGGCGTGGGACACGATGCTCCCCGCGCTCGTCGATTGCGCGGGGCAGGCGTGGTTTACGACCTCGCCCAATGGCTTCGATTGGTGCTATTCGCGGCTCTGGCTGCCCGCGGTCACGGGGATGCCCGGGTTCTGGGCGTGCAAGTACCGGTCGCTCGAAAATCCCAAGCTCGACCCGCAGGAAATCGCGCAGGCCCGCGAGCAGCTCGACCCGAAGTTCTTCCTCCAGGAATTCGAGGCGGACTTCGTCACCTTCAGCGGGGCGATCTACGACCTGGAACGCGCCATCCTTCACACCGACGAGGAGGTGCGGGCGCTGTTGCCTGAGTGGCCGCTCGTCGACCCGAGCCGCTCGTGCATCGTGGGGCTCGACCCGGGCGCCGACCACCCGTTTGCGGGCACCCTGCTGGTGGCGTGCGAACGCGGGTTGGTCGTGCTCGGCGAGTACCTGCAGCGCGACAAGCCGGTGATGGAACACCGCAACGGGCTGCTCGCCCTCGTCGGCCAGTTCGATCCCGGGCATCCGCTCGTGCCGTCCTGTTGGGCGGTGGATCGCTCGCAGCGGCAGTTTGCGACCGAGCTGGCGCAGTTCGGGATCTACGTGACGCCGGCGGAAAACGCGGTCGTCGACGGCATCCGGCGCGTGCAGTCGTGGCTGGCGGCGCACCAGCTCTTCTTCGTCGAAACGCGCGTGCCCCGGACGATCGAGCAGATGCGCGGGTACCAGTGGGCCGAGAATACCGCGCCCGATGGGACGCGGCGCGTGGAGCGGCCGCTCAAGCAGCGCGACGACTTGCCCGACGCCGTCCGCTACGCGCTGATGACGTGGCCCGAGCTCCCGCAGGTCAACGTGGCGCCCTCTGACGGGCTGCGGGACCTCTCGACGATGCCGGCAAGCGTGCAGTGGGCGATGCAGCGCAACCGCGCGATCGCGGCGAAGGAGCGGGAAGAGTACGAGCTGGCGACCCAAGACCTTGACGGCTTCGCCTTCGACCCGCATCAGGACTTTTTCGCGAGCGACAGCCGCGAGGAGATGTTCTGGTGAGGCGCTACGCGAACAATGCGCTCGTGCATCCGATCCGGGCCGTGAAGCTGGCCGTGCGGCGGTGGGCGTTCGCCTTCGACGACGCCGCGCCGTGGGACGCGGGGCCGATTCCGCCCGAGTTGGCGGCGATTACCGTGGGAGAACGGATCCCGTTCAAGGGGGTCTGGTTGAAGGTCGAGAAGGTCGTCGGGGCACCGGTGCCGGCGGTCCTGCTCGTGCCGGATGGGCTGACGCACGGCCGGAAGCTCCAGACCCTCCGGCAGTTTCGAGTTGTGGCCCGCCACGCGCGGCAGCAGCAACGTGCGCGCGACCAGGCCCTTCAGCGCGAGGCCCGCTGACCATGTGGATCACTCGGTTGCTCTTCGAACGACTCGTGCGCACCGATGGCGGGAAAGACGCGGAGATCGCGCGACTGCGGGCGACCGTGGCGGTGCTCGAGGCGAACTGCCAATGGCTCCAGGACCACGTCAACGCGATCCGCGTCGAGCGGGGCGTGCTCTTCGAGCGCGTGACGGGCTTGCGCTTCCCGATCGAGCAGATCCACGACACGCCGCGCCCGACCGAGGCGCTCAAGGAAATCGCCGCGCGGCTGCCCGTGAGCGGGTTGCCGCTGCCCGCGCCGAATCCCAATCTCGTCGGGACGCCGGCCACCGAGGCGGCGCCCTTTCGGGACGTGAACCCGGGCGTCTTCGAGGATATGGGCGACTTGAGCGCTCGGAAGGTCGGCGCCGCGCACGCCGACGACGGTCAGGTCGTCTACCAGGAGTAAGTCATGGCGCTGCCCTTTCCGATTGCGCCCGTCACCGCCCCGCAGGCGCGGCCGCTCGCGCCGGGGCTCGACCAGGCGGCGGCGGGGATCTTCGGGGGAGCCGCGCCCGCGCCGCAGCTCCCGCCCGATCCGTACACGAACCGCGCGTTGCTGCTGAAGACCTTCAAGGACTTCAAAGAGGAGTGCTTCGACCAGCGGAACACGTTCGAAGCGGCCTGGTGGCGCAACGTGCTCTACTACCTCTCGCGGCAGTGGATCTACTACGACGCGCAGCGGAACAAGTGGCTCGACAAGCGTCTGCATCGCTGGGTGCCGAAGCCCGTCACGAACAAGGTGCGCGAGACGACGGACGCGATTCTTTCGGTCTTCCGGTCGGTCCAGCTCACCGCCATTTGCAAACCCGATGGGGCGAACCCGGTCGACATCCAAACGTCGGAAATCGCGACGCGCCTCGGGCCGCCGATCCATGTCGAACACAACATGGGGAGCGCGCTCGAACTGCACGACTGGTGGCTGGCGCTGACGGGGAACGCGATCCTGCAGGTCTGGTGGGACTCGAAAGGGCAGATCGGGAACGTGCTCGTCCCGCTCGAGCGGTGCCAGGCGTGCGGGAAGGTCTCGACGCCGCGCGAACTCGTCGATGCCGGGAGCGTCTGTCCGGCCTGCGGCGCGGCGAGCCTCACGCTCACGGGCGACACGCAGGCGATCGACCATGGGTCCGGACGCACGACGGTGCTCTCCCCCTTCGAAGTCGCCGTGCCGCTCTGGTGCACGGACCTCGACACCAGCCCGGGGCTCATCATCCGGCGGTGGCGTCCCAAATCGTGGATGCTGCGCTTCCATCCAGAACTCGCGAAGACCCTGTCGTTCGAACGGCTCTCGACCGACCGTTCCCTGCAACTGCTGCGCACGATCAACGCGCAGACCGACCTCGCGTCGCTGACCGAGCGGACCGCCGGCGTGCAGCCGAGCCAGGAGGGCGTCACCGAGTACGAGATGTGGCTCAAGCCGACGGCGGACTTCGGCCGAGGCCTCGTGCTGCGGGTGCTGGGCGAACGCGACGAGCCGACGATTTTCGACGTGCCGGGTGAATCCTTGCCCGGGCCGTTGCCGCACCGCACGCGCAAAGGCGATCCGCTCTTCCCCTTCGTCCATACCCGCTACGCGCGCGTCGGGGGCCGGTTCTGGGGCCAGGGGCCGGTCGACCTCATCGTGCAGAAGCAGGACGCGCTCAACCAGCTCGACTCCATGCTGCTGATGATGGTCCAGCGGACGAGCAATTCCGTGTGGCTGATGCCCAAGGGGTCGGAAGTCAGCCGCCTGTCGGGCGAGCCTGGGCTGAAGGTCACCTACATCCCGTCGCTGACGGCCGGCGGCGCGAAACCGGAGCGCCTGCCGGGGGATTCGATTCCGCCCTCCTTGATGAAGCTGCGCGAGCAGTACCTGGCCGACATCGAGAGTTTGGTGGGGACCTTCGACGTCACGAAGGGCCAGAAGCCGGCCGGGATCGAGGCCTTCAGCGCGATGCAGCTCCTCGTCGAGCGGTCGCAGTCGCGCTTCGGCCCGATGCTCAAACAGCGGGGCGAGGCGTACGCGAAGTGGTTCCTCCTCGCCCTCGAGCTCGAACGCCAGTACGGGCCCGTGGAACGCACCTGGGCCGTCTTGGGGCCGAATGGCTCGTGGGGCTTCGAGAAGTTCCAGAACGCCGACCTGCAGGGCGCCATCCGGGTCGCAATCGAGGATGGGTCGGAGGCGCCGAAGACGAACCTCGGCAAGCGCGCCGCCATCGAGCAGTTGCGTCAGATTGGGGTCATCAATCCGCAGAATCCTGATACCGCCTACCGGATCCTGCAGGTCTTCGGGCAGACCGACCTCTGGCCGGGCCTCGATGCCTACGTGCAGTCGGCGCTCGAGGAGCAGGATGCGTTCGAGAAGTGGGCGGTGGCCGCCGAGATGCTGCCGCCCGATCCGATGGCGCCCTACCAGCTCGACCCGATGACGGGGCAGCCGGCGGTCGGTCCCGACGGGCAAGCGCAGCTCGCCTACGGCCTCTCCGACCCGAATGTGCCGGGTCGTCGGATGCCCTGGCACGTCGACGAAGTCCACGTCGAGGAACACCGCAAGTGGGCCAACGGGGACACGGTGCGCGAACTCGTGAAGGCGAAACCGTGGCTGGAACCCTACATCGGGTGGATGCTCCAGCAGCACGAAGAGATGATCCAGTTCGCCGCGCAGCAACAGGCGGCGATGCAGGCGCAGGCCACGGCCAAGCCGGGCGGCCGCGACGGAAAGGGCGTCGGCGGCGGCCGCGCGATGGCGCAGAGCAACGCGGAGAGCGGCAACCCCGCCGACGTCCCGACCGGGGTGCGCCAGACCGGTCAACGACAAGGTCCGCAGTAGAGGCGGCTGATGCCTCAGAACGTCGTCGCTCGTCCGCGCGCTCAGCAAAACCTGCTCGTGCAGGGCGTGCGCCGCGCCGTGGAAGGACCGCCGCGCGACGACCCCCGCCAGCTTGGGATGCGGGCCGCCTCGCCGTGGGAGCGCTACGTCTCCCCCGCGCTCGCGGCGCTGCGCGGCGCCGGGGAAGTCGTGGCCGGATCGACCCCCGAACAGCAGGCGATGACCCTCGGGACGGGGCCGGGGGCTCTGGCGGTCTCGCTGATCGGCCGTGGACTCCCGCCGGCCGTCCGGGTGGCCGCCCGCCAGGCCGCCGTGACGCAGAACCTCGACCAGATCATCGATCCGGCGGTGCGTGGCGCCGCGGAACGCTTCGCCGGGCAGTACCCGCGCGTCTTCGCGCACATGAATCCGCGCGCGGCGATTACGGCGGGCGAGGGCGAGAACGCGGCCATGAACGCGCTCACCCCGCGCGGCTCCATGGGGCGCTACGCCGCGGATGTGTCGGTCAACCCCCTGGCGGACCCGGCGGGGTTCTATCGCTCGCTCGTCCATGAGGGCTCGCACACGGGCCAGTACCTGCGGGATGCCGCGTTCCCCGAGAAATACGCCGAACGGGCCTCGGCCATGGGCTACGATTTCAACCCGTACGAGCGGAGCGCCTCGCTCTCCGCCGCCTTTCACGACACGCTCAACGACTTGGGCACGGCGGGGCGCAGCATGACCGGGCGTGAGCGGGCCGCGCTCCATGAGCAGCTCCGCCAGCAGGCGATCGCGCGCGGGCTGCGGGCGCGTGAAACCGAAGCGCTCATCGGCCCGCGGATCGGACCGTTCAACCTCGACCGCTGAACAGGAGCAGTCACACCATGGTGAGAGCCAAGTTCCGTGTCGTGTCCAGAACGATGCACTCGTGGTCAGCAACCGCCCAGACCGTCGTGCTCCAGCCAGAGTACGACCACGCCATCGACGACGACCGGCGGTTCGCCAAGGCGACCCCGAGCGGCAAGTTCGAGATGGTGGTCGACAATCCGCCGGCGCTCGAGCAGTTCCTGCTCGGCAGGACGTTCTACGTCGATTTCTCGCCGATCGACTGACCGGGTGGGGGGCGGCGCAGCCGTGATCGGTAACGGCTAGCACGGCCCGGGCGCTGACGCGCTGCCGCCTCCCTTTTTCCCCCCTGAGCCCAAGCGTCGGTCTACCTCAACATTGACAAACCCCTACAGGTTGTGGTTCGCTCTTCCCGTTGAGCACACCCGGCGGAACTGACCGCCCGAAAAAAGGTGGGTGCGTATGGTGGAGCTAGCGGGATTCTGGAACGTGCACGGGGGCGTCTTGACGCTCCTGCTCGCGCTCAGCCTCTTCGTCCTCGGGCAGATCGTCGTCCCAGAGGGCGGCGCCGACGACGCGGGCGGCACGGGCGAGGGTGGTGACCAGGGTGGCACCGGTGAGGGTGGCGACCTCGGGGCGGCGGCGGCCGCGGCTGCAGGGGCTGCAGGGGCGGCTGGCGCGCCTGCGGCGGGGACCGTCCCGGACGGCTACCTGCCTCAGCATCGCTACGACGAGCTGAACACGCGGTTCGAAGACTCCATGCGCCTCGCGCAGGAGCAGGCCACCCAGATCCAGAGTCTCCAGCGGATGCTCGGCACCGTTGCGGGGATCACCCCGCCGGCGGCGCCGGCCGACCCGCGGGAAACCGCGGTCCGGGAGCGCATGTACAAGCTCTTCCCCATTCTGCGGAAAGTCGAGCAGTACGGGGAGCAGCTCGAGCGGCTCGCCTCGTTCGCCGACGACATCCCCCAAGTCCAGGGCGTCAGCCGTGGATTCTGGGCGTCGCTCGCGCGGCAGAACACGGCGGAGTTGACCAAGTTGGTCGCCGAGAAGATCGTGGGCGACCCGAGCTATCAGCTCACGCCGCAGGAAACGAAGTTCTACCAAGGCGCGTTGCGGACCTGGCTCGAAGAGGACGTGAAGCGGGTACGCCGCTATGAAGGCCAGGACCAGACCCTCATCACGGAGTTCGTGGCGGAGTTGGAAGCGGCCACGGCCGGCCTGCGCCGGCGCAGTGACGCCACCCGGCAGCGACGGGCGGAAGCCGGGGCGCGGTTGCCCAGCGGGGCGGCCGGCGCGGGCGTCGCGGGTGGGGCGGCCGCACCCAAACCCTTGACCCCGGAGAATGTGCATCAGAAGGCGTGGGAAGCGCTCCAGGCCGCGACGGCGGAAGGGTAGCGCAGCGCGCCGAAGGAGACGATCGATGGGACCGGAAACCTGCACGCTCCTCGCCCTGCTGCTGGGGGCGTCCGCGTTCGGCATGGCGGGCGTCAACACGCAGATTCTCGGCGGGGTGCTCAAGACCGTGTACGAGAATTACGTCGCCGATCAGACGCTGAACAAGTGGCCGCTGAAGGACATCTTCAAGTTCGAGCCGGCCGAGTTCGCCGGCGAGGAGATCGTCTACGGCGCCCACGTGAGCCGCAACGTCTCCCCGATGTGGGTGGGGGAAGACACGGCGTTCGCCGAGGCGGGCGCCCAGGGGCACATCAAGGTGCGGATCGGACAGCGCAAGCTGATGGCGCGCGTCCGGTACACCTCGGAGGCCCTGCACGACACGCTCGCGAAGAAGGGCTCCTTCATCAACGCGCGGACCGACGAGATGGACCGCGTCATCGACGATATCTCCCGCATGGAGGAGTACTCGAGCACGTCGGACGGGCGCGGGGTGCTGGCGCTCGTCGACGACACGACCCCGAGCGGGACGACCACCCTCACGCTGGACGCGCCGGGGGGCATCACCGGCGACAACTTCGGGAACCGCTTCCTGCTGGCGGGCATGTACGTCGGGTTCGTCAACCCCGCGACCGGCGCGCTGCGCGCAGGCATCCGCAAGGTCGTGAGCTGCGCGGCCGATGGCACGTCGATTGTGCTCGACACGGCCTGCGATGCGACGGTCGCCGACAACGATTTCGTCGTGCAGGCGGCCAACTCCTCCGTCACCGACATCCTCGACACGAGCTTCGAGCACGCGGCCTGGGGACTGACGGCGCTCTTCGACGACGGCACCTACCGGGGGAACTACTTCGACGTCGACCGCGACCTCTGGACCGTGTACCAGTCCTACGTGCGGTCGGCCGTCGGGGTGCTCTCCGAAGACCTCATGCAGCAGGTCGCCGACGTGGCCGACCAGCGGCTCGGCTGCACGACCGACCTGCTGACCATGCACTCGTCGATTCGGCGGCTGTTCATCGCCATGACGACCGCCGACCGGCGCTACACGGGGGCGAACCTGCAGCGGCCCGACGCCGGGACGGCCGCCTTCACACAGGGCTCGATCCCCTTCGGCGGCGTCGAGTGCCGGGCGATCCGGACCCACCCGCTCGCGATGATCTTCGGCATGGAGAAAAAGGCGACGGGCTGCGTCCGCTATTCGAGCGACCCCGGATCCTGGGTGGACGATGACGGCTCGGTCCTCGTGCGCATCGGGTCGGGGACGACGGGACGTGACGCCTTCGAAGCCTGGTACCGCAAGCGCTATCAGAACCATGCCCGCTACTGCGCGAAGGCGTGGCGGCTCGACGGCATCACCGGCCAGTCGCTCATCGTCGTGCGTGAGGCCGGGTCGTAATGATGAATGCGCCCACTGGCGCAGACCGGGGGGTGTGCCCGCTGGGCGGGGCGCCCCCCACCTTCTAAGGAGTGCAGACATGGAGCGGCGCATCGGGAGCTTCGTCCACGTGGTCAATCGGACGACGGTCCCGCTCGAGGTGATGCACGACGGAGCGGTCTGGCCTATCCGCCCCGGCTACAAGGTCGAGGCTGGCGAGGTCGTCGGCGCCGGCCCGGGCGGGACGGTGGCGCAGGAGCCGTTGCCGTACTTCGCGGCGGAGCGCGCCAAGCGGCAGAATCCGGTCATGGGGACGGGCGACCGCTACAACCCGAACAGCTTCGAGTCGTTGATCGCCCTGCCCAAGGAAGACTATTCCCACGTCGAGCAGTCGGACGCCATCGAAGGGCTCGATCGCGCGACGATGGACGACGACGCGCAGGCGGCCGTGGTCCTCGCGATCGGGGGAGGACGACGCCCCGTGGTGCCGGGCCGAGTGGACAAGGCGCCGCGGGGCCTGGGGCGAACCCCAGACACGGTGCTGCAGACGGACAACCCGACCGGCATTCGGTTGTCGTAGATGCGGCCGAACTTCCTGCCCTCGCTCAATCCGTGGGGTCTGGCGACCCCGCCGGACTGGTTTCTCGACGAGTTGTGCGCCCAAGACGGCGACGCCGTCATCTTTCCCAGCGAAGAAGCCGGGCTCTACCGCCTCGCGCGGCGCGTCAAGCACGGCCGGGCGATGATGTCGTTCCTGCACCACCCGGACGCGCGGATTTGCCGGGACCACGGGTTGATTCCCTTCACGAGTGTCCTGCCGGAGAGCCTGGGGATGTCGTGGGGGCGAGTCCTCCTGAACCTGGCGGAGACTGACACGCAGCGGGTCGGCGGACCGTCGAAAGTCGGGGCGCTGCTCGACGAGCACGACGCGGCGCGCGAGGCGGCGATGGCCCGCACACAGCGGCAGGAATTGCTCGGCCGCGGCGAATCGGCGTGGAATCTCGCGCAGCTCTGGGCCGGCTCGCGGATCTCGCTGGCGGACCACAGGCCTCTCTCGGGGCCACCCAAGGGAGAGTCGCCTGTTCACGCTCCGGGCGGTGCCGGAGCCTGTTGGGTGGGCCGGTAACTCCTGCAAGACGTCCGGGCGCATCAGCCCCCGGCAAGGAGCAGCATCATGTCCCTCACGCTCGAAAACGCGAACCAGGTGAAGCAGCGCGCCCGGTCGGAATCCCGCAGGGCGGGCCAGGCGGCCGGCCTCCGGTCGTTCTGGCACTACCTCGAACAGCTCGGCAATCCGGACCTGCAGTTCGTTGCGATCTCGGCGTTGCAGACGGCCGACGTCGTCCTCGCCAACGTGGCGTGCAAGCTCTACGCGATCCTCATCACGAAGCCCGCGGCTTCGACCGTGGATTCGTGGTTCAAGGTGTCCGACCACGCGACCGTTGCCGCCGCAGCGGCGGATGTCGTCGTGAAGTGCCTCGGCACCGGCGGGGGCGGCCGCGGGTATGCGGTCATCTTCCACGATGGGCTCAAGCTGGGGACGGGCGCGACGGCCGGGGCGCACACCGCCGTCGACGGCAACTCCAAGTCGCTCGTCGCGGACGCGCCGGTCGGGTTCGCGATCGTCGGCGCGGCGTAGGTCTCCTCTCGCAGCGGTGAGGCTGCGGCCTCCTCTTCTTCGGCCCGTGAATCCCGCCGGGGCTCACCACCTGGCGGGGCGAGCGGGCCCGGAGCCTCTCATGGCCCAGAAGTACATCCACAAGGCCGCGTCACTCGCCGATATCCGAGACCTGCCGGGCGCGGCGGGCATCGGGGTCTTCGGCGGCATGGCGTACGTCAACCTGCTCGGGGCACAGGTTCCGCTCGTCGGTGGCGGGATCTTCGCGCGGGTCTATCTCGTCGACGGGACGAACGGCAGCGACACCGACCGGCGCCTGCCGTACAAGACGATTCAGGCGGCCATCAACGAGGCCCGGTATCGCGGGACCGGCGCGCTCAACTACACCGACAAGAGCCAGTACTCGATCATCTACGTCGCGCCCGGGCACTACAACGAGCAGGTCCTCTTCAGCGGGTACAACATCGCGCTCGTCGCCTGCGCGAACCCGGCCGCCGGGAAGGATTGGGGCGTCAGCCTCAACTACGACGGCGCGGTCGCGGCGACCGCCGTGCTGGGCTTCTCGGGCAGTGGCCTCGCCATCCTCGGCCCCTGGCACGTCTACTGCGACGCGGCGATCCCGGCGGTGTACTGCACCGGCGGCGACAACAACATCATCGACGGGATGACGATCGAGGGCGACGGCGTCAACATGACGTACGCGATCCACGCGGTCTCTCTCAAGGGGTCGTGGCTCCGGAACATCATCGCCAGCGGGTTCATGACCGCCGGGATCTACTGCCCGGGCGGCGCGGACCAGTACGCGATTCACGGGGGGATCGAAGGCTGCCAGCTCTTCGCCGGCACGTCGGCCGGGGCGAAGGGGATCTACATCCACGCCGACGCCACCGCGTACGACTTCCGGATCTTCCGGAACTTCATCGACGTCGTCGGCGGCGGGGCGACGGCCAAGGGCATCGACAACGACGCGGCGCGGATCCTGATCGCCGAGAACTACATCGTGAACGCCAACGGGGCGACGTCGATCGAGGATGCCGGCGGCTGCGTGCTCACGAACCACTCGCGGATCGTCTCGGGGACCATCGTCGATCCGAACCCGGCCGCGACGTAAGGAGCGGCCATGAAGAGTGTGTTCCACGACGAATACCGCCGGGTGTACCAGGCGGTCGAAGTCAACCTGGCGTTGGCCGCGGGGGTCGACCCCTCCGCGGCCGACCTGGTTGTCGGCAAGACGGGGTACACGATCCGGATCACGGGGGTCTGGTTCTCCGTCGACACGGATGCCGCGGTGACCCTGACCCTGCGGGACAACGGCGCCGCGCCCCGCACGCTCTGCATTTTCCCAGCCTCGCTCGGCGTCGGGTCCTTTCAACGGATCTGGGGCACGATGGGCTATCCGCTCCAGGAAGGCGAAGGGCTCGATTTGGCGGCTTCGGCCGCCGGCTATGCGGGGACGCTCCACATCGAGGGGTACTACGAACCGACAGGCGTCTTGACGCCGGCCACGGTCTGACCCGGAGGCGGACATGGCGACGACGATCCTCAGCTTGATCGACGCCATCCGCCGCCACCTCCACGAGCCGCTGGTGCTGCGTCCACCGGCGGCTCCCACGGTGGTTGTGGTGGGCGTGGCGGGCGTCACGCAGTACGGGTACGTGATCTCGGCGACCCGCTCGGGGTTCGAGTCCGACGGCGGCGCGATCGGCGTGACCGCCACCGGGTTCGCCACCCTCGACGGGACGCACATCAACCGCCTCACCTGGGCCGCCGTGACCGGAGCCTTCGGCTACAAGGTCTACCGCGTCGAAGGCGGCACGACCCAAGGGCTCATCGCCACCATCACGAGCGGGGCGACCCTGACCGTCGACGACAACGGGCTGGCCGGCGACGGCGTGGCCCCGCCCGCCGTGAACTTCTGGACCGATGACGAGCTCGTCGCCATCTTCAACCGCGGGGAGCGGGACCTCTGGCGCGCGATCTACACGAAGCACCAGAAGCATTTCTTCTCGCTCAACGTCAGCCTCTACCTGGCCGCCGGCGGCAGCACGCTGACCGACGTCCCCGCCGACTGCGCGGTCGTGCTCGGGCTCGAGCCGCTCGACCTGACGGGCGGCCTCCGGTTCGAGCACCGCGACTATAACCATGCGGTGTTCCAGATGGCGCGGGCCGCCGACGCGATCGACCCGTCGATGGGCGGGGTCATCTATTTCGACTTCACGGAGGCCGGCGGCCCGGTCGGCGCCCCCGTCGTCTATGTCGCGCCCGCGGTCACCGCGCGCGTGAACCTCCGGCTCTCGTACGTCCCGACGCTCGTGGAAGTGACGATCGCCGGGACCAACCCGATTCCCGGCGAGTCGGACCAGGCGCTCATCGCCTGGACGGTGGCCCACGCCCTCGCGAAGGACGACGATACGAAGGGGCCGGACCAGACGTGGTTAGCGCTCTACGCGACCGAGAAAGGCAACATTCTCGAAGCGGTCGAACCCCGCGACGAGAGCGAAGACGACGTCGTCGAGGCCGTCTTCGAACCGTACTGGTAAGCAGCCGTGGCCGACCCGATCAAGTTGTACAACCTCGGGGAGCGGGGCGTGAATCTGACGCCCTCGCCGCTCCATCAGGAGCCGGGGGACCTCATCCAAGGACAGAACGCGGTCACGAATCCCGAGGGCGGACTCGGCGGGCTCGCGAAGCGGCCAGGGATCACCGCCCTCACGGCGGCGCCGCTGGCCGGCGCCATCGGCGGCTTGGCGCACGTGCCGCTGCCCGACCCGGGGGCGAACTTGAGCGCGGGGCAGAACGGGATCTACTTCCCGAAGTTCGGCTATGGCCCGGATGGGTTCCGCTGGGCACGGTCGACCGACGGCGTCGATTTCGCGACGCACTACGTGGACCTGATGCTGGTGGAGCTGTTGCTGCACGAAATCCCGAATGTGACGGACGGCCTCGTCTGCACGTCGCCGGCGTACTGTAGTCTGCCGGGCCGCTTGTACTTCTGGAGCTACCACGTCACGACCTACCAAGCGGGCACGGGGATCTCTCGTCGCCAAGGGAGCGTCACCGCACAACTCCTGAAGATCCCGGCATCCCAATCGGCAGGGGCCGTGGCCTATATCCAAGGGGTGAAGGGCTTTCACATCCTTGACGAGATGGTCTACTTCTGCACTCACGAAGGCCAACTCGCCACCCCGCACACGCACGGCCGAGTCTTCCGCTTTGACCCGCGAGACGACACCCTGCTCCAGATCGGGCCGGCGTGGGGGCCGAACGCGGGCGAAGAGAGTCCCGGCGTTCCGTGGTTCCTCACGACGTACTTAGGGCGGTTGTGGTGCGCCACGATGGGCACGGCTGGTGCGAAAGTCTACTGGATTCGCCCGGGCGTCGATACGACGTGGACCCTTGAGGACACGCTGCTCGCCGCGACCGACCTGTGCTACACGGACATGGCGGTCTACCGAGGATGCCTGTACGTCGCCACGGCGGGGGTCGATCCGGCCAACGCCGCATCCGTCATCGTTCGGAAGCGCACGCCCGGCGGGACGTGGTCGACCGTGCGCACGGCGTCGGCGCCGGCGCTGTTGGGGAGCTATTCGCAGCTTGTCACGTACGGCGACTACCTGTACTGCACCCACATCCCCTCGAGAGGAGCTGATCCTCAACCCGAAATCACGATTGACCGCTACGACGGGACCACCTGGACGAACGTCAAGAATCTCCGCGCGGACTACCTGAGCGGCGCGACGAATTATGTCATCTACACCGGCCCCCCCTTCCTGGAAGGCGGCGTCTTGTTTCTGCCGTTCCGTCTGTCCGAGCCCGGGGTGGGGAACGTCATCCTCCGCTACGACGGGAGCACTTGGGCGAACGTCTGGCCGGCCGGGACCCTCAAGCAGCCGCCCTTCCTCGGCGTGTTGAAGGATTGAGATGTTCTATCTGGCACAGGCGGGCACGTCGCTCTATCGGCTCGACGCGACTGGCGCGGCGACCCTACTGACGCCGCCCGCGGACGTACTGCTGGATGCTAGTCGGCGGGCGCGTTTCGCCGTGCTCAACCGCCAGGTCGTCATCGTCAACTCGCCGAGCGATAACCTCTGGGTCGATCCGCAGGGCACGGTGCGCCGCCTGACGATGAAGCCGCCCGCGACGCCCGTCGTGCTGGCCGCTGGAGCGGCGGGGACCTTGAATGGGTCCTACATCGCCGCCTGTAGTTTCGTCGTCCGCGACGTCCAGACCCGCCGGGTGCTCGCCGAGAGTCCCATGGGGCCGATCAGTGCGGCCTCACCCACACTCGCCAATCAGGTTCTCAGCGTGACGCAGGTGCCGCTCGCAGCTGAGAGCATTGAATCGCGCCGCCTCTACCGGACGTCTTCAGGGCCTGGGGATACCTACTTCCGTTGGATTGACCTCGACCAGAACGAGCAGACGACCCTCATTGATGGCGTGAGCGACGAGTCGCTCGACCTCTTCGCCGCGCCGACCGACCTCGGGGCCTCGCCGCGCTTCGAGTTGATCGTCGAGTGGAAGGATCGGCTCTGGGCGAAGCCGATGAACGAGATCGACTCGGTGTACTACACCGGGGTCGGGAAGTTCTACGGCTGGCCGTGGTCGCAGCGGCTTGCGGTGAAACCGCTCGGGGGGGACGAACGCGGGGTCACGGGCTTCATGGCCCGGCGGGACGAGCTGGCGATTGGCCGACTCGACCGCATCTACAAGGTCGTGGGGACGAGCCCGACGAACTACGAGCTGCCGAAGCTCATCGAAGGGGTCGGGATCGTGGCGCCCGATTCGGTGAACGTGCGAAACGACATCGCCCGGTGGCTCGCGAAGGACGGCGTGTACGAGTGGGGGCCGAACGGCGTCACCTGTATCTCGAAGGAGCGCGTCCATCCCTGGTTTGCGACCGACACGTATTTCAACCGGAGCGAGTTTCCGAACGCGATCGGTCGGTACAACCCCCGGTTCAACACCTACGAGCTGCTGCTGGCCGCGGCCGGCAGTTCTGTGCTCGATCGCTGGGTGAGTTACGACCTCGACCGGAAAATCTGGCTCGGGCCGCACCGAACGGCCGTCTGCACACCGACCGCGACGGGCCTCGTGCTCGACGAGAACGACCTCGACGTGCCGATGATCGGGGCGTCTGACGGACACCTGTACCGCATGAACCAGACCGGGGCCTCTGACGGCGCCTCGGCGATCGACTACGACGTCATCCTGCGGCACGCGCAGGATCCCGACGTGCAGAAGGTCTTCGGCGAGCTGTCCCTCTTGACGCGGCCGACTGCCGGGACGGCGGGGCGGTTGACCATCACGCCCTACGTGGGGCCGATTGACCCGCCCGCGCAGGCGCCCTTCACGCATGAACTCGCGCACGAACGCGAGACCCATCGACACCTCGGCGTCGGACGGGTGCTGAAGCTGCGCTTCCGCCAGAACGTGGCCGGGCAGGCGTGTGAAATCCTCGGGTACGAGATCCCCCTCATCCGCTTGGGGGTACGATGAGCAGCACCCTCGAGGTCGTGAAGCCCGAGGATATTCAGTGGCCCCTCGACCAGCGGGCGGCCGAGGGGATCAACAACAATCTCGACACGATCTTTCGGACGCTGCGCGGGCTCCTGGGTCGGCTGGAACTGATGGAAGCCACGCTCGCCGGTGGAGTCGGCCTCCAGGAACTCTACGGGACGGCCAATCAGGTCATCGTGACGCCGGGTCCTGCCACCGACGAGCGCACGCTCTCCACTCCACAGGACATCGCCACCACCTCGACGCCGCAGTTCGCGGGCATCGGGCTGGGCACGCCCGCTGAAGCCGGCAGCGTCGCGAAGTTCGCCGGCCACAAGTACCAGACCGAGTACGACGCGGGGACGAGCGGGGCGGCGAAGACGATCACCTGGAGCAACGGCAACCGCCAGACGCTCGAACTCACGGCGGATACGGTCCTCACCTTCGCGAGCCCGAAGGCTGGCGCCGCGTACTTCCTCCGGTTCGTCCAGGATGCGACCGGCGGGCGGGTCGTGACGTGGCCGGGCGCGGTCATGTGGCTCGGAGGCTCGGCGCCGGTCTTCGATACGGCCGCGGGCACGATCGAGGTGGTGGCGTTCTACTACGACGGGACGAACTACCTGGCGGTCAGCGCCAGTGGCGCAGGCGGCGGCGAACAGCGCCCGCAGTGCCTCGCGTACACGTTGCTCGACTCCGATCACGTCACCGATGACACGTGGCGGGCGATCGAATTCGAGCAGGAGACGCTCGACTTCGGTGACCTGCACAGTACGACGGTCAACCCGGACCGCTTCACGATCCCGGCGGGGCAGGGCGGGCTGTACTTCATCCTCGGGTCGGCGGCGGCTGAACCGGTCGCCGAGACGATCGGGAGCGTGGCCCTCTTCGTCAACGGCACGCTTCGACAGATGGCGAGTCACGCCACCTGGCCGAGTCTCGCCGAGGGCCTGCCGCTCCAGGTCATGGGGATCCTCTGGCTCGAAGCCGCCGACTACGTGCAGCTCCAGTTCAAGGCGTGGAATGTGAACCCCACCCTGGACTGCGACCTGTTGCCCGGCGCGGGGCTGACCTGCTTCTCGATTGTGCGGATCGACACTGCGGGCGGCACCGCAGGCGGCGGGGGGGACGCGGACACCCTCGACGGGCAGCACGGCGCCTACTACCGGGACTCGAGCAACCAGAACGCGGGGACCCTGCCGCTCGCGCGGATCACAGGGCTGACCGACACGCAAGTCGCCGCGGCCGCGGCGATCGACTGGACGAAAATCAGTAAAGCCGGCAGTTCCCTCGCGGACCTGATCACACGCAGCGCGGCGGACCTGTCGAGTGGCACACTCGCCAACGCGCGCCTCTCGGCCGACGTGCCCCTCGACAACGTGGCCGAGACGATCGGCGCCGACTGCTGGGCGTTCACGAACGGCCTGAAGGAACGCGGGCGGTCGGCGAAGATGGGCGACTACACCTCCATCGCGTACGCCGCCGGCAACTTCACGACGAGCAACGCCACCGTCTGGACCGTGGAGGAAGCCGACCAGGTCGTCTTCCGCTACGCGCAACTCGGCCACTTCGTTCATCTCCGTTTCCAGTTGCAGAGCACGTCGCTCGGCGTCGGAAATCC